GATATCATAAACCATACGATCAAAGTTTTGACGAGTATGATTCCTCTATTTTATGGGGTTATGGAGTAGAAGGTGCTCAAGGAAGAGGAAAAGATCTTTATGATAGATGGTATAGTGCTGGTGAAACAGACATGCTTGGATTGGATCTTCAACGAGAAAATATTTTTGATCATGATAGAGAATGGGATCCATCAATAGATTGGGAGAGTGAAGAGCTATTCAATAGAAATTTATATAGAGATCTTTACACTAATACAGTTGACTGGGATTCTTATAACCAGAAAGATAGCATGTGGCAGAGAGCTGCTCAAATGGCACGTGATGATATTGATCTATCTAGTCTTTCTAATGAAGAAAGAGTAGGTATCTATGGTATTGACTGGGATAGCAGCTTCGATAGAACAGATGAGATACGTCAAGTCAATAAATGGATGGCAGATAGAGGATGGGTAATGGGTGATGAGTCCACATGGGGAACAGAACTTATAAACAAACCACCTTATGAACCTACATCATTGATAGAAGAACCAACTGAACCAATAGCTCCAGTAGAACCACCACCACCAGAAGTAATAGAAGAAGCAGCACCTACTATCCCTGCTACTGATGGAGTAACAGGTGGTCTACCTGAAGATTGGCAAGCTCAAGTTGAGTCACTATTTGGTCAAGGTCAGAGTGACATGCAGGAACAGTGGAGTGAAATATTCGATGAAGGATTAGAATCCATCGAAGATATTTACACTACAAAATTTGATTCTTGGGAAGATACATTTAATGCTGGACAGAAAGCTCTCACTGATCAACTAACTGGTTTTCAAGGAGACTTCTCTTCATTAACTGGTGATCTAGAGGATCTAGGAGATATGTTTGCAGGACTAGATGATAGTGTTAAGCAACAGTACTCTGATTTAGGTGGTAAGATAGGTAATCTAGAAGGCCAGATTGGTCATGTAGATACTAAACTAGATGATGTAACTAAATGGAATGAACAGATTAGTGATGTCATAACAGATTATCAAGAGGGTCAGATAGATCAACAGGAACGAGCAAGAGCTAAAGCATCTTACGGTAGTATGATGGGTCAACCATTGAACCCTAGAGTTAGAGGAGTTAAAACTATTAACTTATTAGATAACTATAAAGGTATGGTTGGAGACTTTGGTGGAGCAAGAGGTTCCTTCAACCGTAAAGGTAATAAATTAAAAATCGGTAGTATAAACTTATAACACAATGACAGCTAAATCTAGATATGACTATTTATCCAGTGATCGTTCCCAGTTTCTAACAGAAGCGGAAGACGCAGCGAATCTTACCTTACCATATCTCATACGTGGTCATGAAGAACACTCTAGAGGCATGAAACAATTAACTACCCCTTGGCAATCCGTTGGAGCTAAAGGGGTAGTTGCCTTAGCAAGTAAATTATCTCTTAGTCTTGTACCACCACAGACTAGTTTCTTCAAACTACAATTAGATGAGTCTCAGTTAGGTCAAGACTTTCCACCAGAAGTAAAGTCAGAACTTGATTTATCCTTTGCAAAGATAGAGCGAACCATCCTTGATGCTATCGCAGCATCAGATGATCGTGTAGTAATACACCAAGCATTACAACACTTAGTTGTAGCTGGTAACTCTCTCATCTTTATGGGTAAAGAAGGACTGAAGTTATTTCCGTTGAACCGTTATGTGATAGAACGAGATGGCAACGGCAACGTGATTGAAATAGTTACAAGAGAAAGGATTAACAAAAAACTAATAGAGAAGTATCTTCCAGATGAAGAAGTCATCGAAGAGTATGAATCAGTAGTTGATGAAACTAAAATCGATGAACAAGAATGTGATGTCTACACACATGTTACTAGAGATAATAATAGATTTGTTTGGCATCAAGAAGTATATGATCAGATACTACCAGGATCACAAGGTAAAGCACCAGTTGATTCAACACCTTGGCTACCACTACGTTTCAATACTGTAGATGGTGAAGCTTATGGTAGAGGTAGAGTCGGTCAGTTTATAGGAGATCTTAAGTCACTTGAGGCATTGTCTCAGGCACTCGTAGAAGGCTCTGCAGCAGCTGCTAAAGTTGTTTTTGTAGTATCACCCTCAAGCACTACTAAACCCCAGACGCTGGCGACTGCAGGCAACGGAGCAATCGTTCAAGGTAGACCTGATGATATAGGTGTTGTACAAGTTGGTAAAACTGCTGACTTTAGAACAGCCTATGAGTTAATGGCTACATTAGAAAAGAGATTAAATGAAGCTTTCTTAGTATTACAAGTTAGACAGTCAGAAAGAACTACTGCTCAAGAAGTTCAGATGACTCAGATGGAATTAGAACAGCAATTAGGTGGTCTCTTTGGATTACTTACTGTTGAATTCCTTGTACCTTATCTTAATAGAAAACTTAATGTCTTTCAAAAGACAGGAGAAATCCCTAAGATACCAAAAGGTATGGTCAAACCTATCATCGTTGCTGGTATTAACAGCCTTGGTAGGGGTCAAGATGTACAAGCCTTGGGGTCTTTCCTCCAGACGATTGCACAGACCATGGGTCCAGATGCTATCCAACAATACATTAATCCTGAAGAAGTAGTTAAGAGATTAGCTGCAGCTCAAGGTATAGATGTATTGAATCTTGTTAAGAGTATGCAAGAAGTAGAACAAGAACAGCAACAAGCAATACAACAACAAGCAGAAATGGAAGCTGTTAAACAGACTCCTAATATGTTGAAAGCACCTATGCTTGATCCATCTAAGAATCCACAACTAACTGAACAACAAGAAGGACAACCACCTCAACCACCACAATAAATTATGGCAGAAACATTAACATATGATGCAGGTACAGATACTGTAACTACTGAAGAGAATCTTAATGCTGATGAGCAGGATTCTCTCCAAGTAGGAGAAGCAATGGTAGAACAGCAAGAACAATTACTTGCTGGTAAATATAAAAACGCACAGGAATTAGAAAGTGCTTACGTCGAACTTCAGAAAAAACTTGGAGAGAAAGGCTCTGAAACTAGCGAAGAAGCTGGGGACACCGAATCTTCTAAGCAAGAAACAGAAGAAAAAGAAACGAATAAAGCTGAGAAAGATAGTAAAGAAACTAATGTTTTAGATGAACTGTGGGAAGAAGCTCAATCTGGTGAGAAATTTAGTGATGAAGTACTAAGTAAATTACAAAAAGCTAATCCACAAGATTTAGCTAAGATGCATCTTCAATACAGACAAGAAGTCAGTCAACGTCAACCAGAGAAACAAGACTTCTCAGAACAACAGGTACAATCCTTAAAGAACGTAGCTGGTGGAGATAAGGCTTATGATAATATGTTGAGGTGGGCTAATGAAAACTTGAATGAACAAGAAGTAAAAATGTTTGATCAAGTTATGGAACAAGGTAATCCTCTAGCTGCATTCTTTGCAGTTCGTGCTTTATCTTATAGGTATAATGATGCTAGAGGTTATGAAGGTAAGATGCTGACAGGTAATGCTCCTAAACAAAGTGGAGATCAATTCCGTAGTCAAGCAGAAGTCGTACAGGCTATGAGTGATCCTAGATACGATAGAGACTCTGCATATAGACAAGATGTAATGAAGAAACTCGAACGATCTAATGTTAACTTTTAATTATGGCAATAGATACAACAGACCAAATAGTACAAGCTAGAGTTAGAAATAGTTTACTGAAAATAGCTGGTAAAGGTGGGTCTCCTGGTCAACCTTATGATGACCCAGAGAAAGGTAAAGGTCCATTTGTACCAGCACCGAAGAGAGATAAGTTAGCTAGTGGAGTATATGATCCTTGGGGTATGAAAGTGAATGATCCTAACAAAGGTCGTGAACCATTTGATAATAAAGGTAACGACAACTCCGTACCAGTTCCAGGTCATCCTGATTGGGCAGGTACAAATCAAGGTATGACTATAGCTCACTCACCTAGTGGTACTTATGATGACTATGGTAGTCCACTTCAAATAGCTCCTTACAAAGGAGGTAATCCTAGTGGTCAGCAGATTGAAATACCTTGGATGAAAGAAGAATACAAAAAGAAACATCCAGAATTAGAAAAGCTTCATAATGAGAAGTATCATAAGGATTTACAGATTGGAATGAATTATCCACCTCCATCAGAGTTAGATAAATGGTTACAGCTTTACCAACGTAATGGTGGCTCTCTTAGACATATAGATCCTGACATGAGGAAACTTATATTACAACGTGGTGTAATGAAAGCTAAAGGTATGGATCTTGGCGGTGGTAGAAGCTTAGGTATGCCTGAAATCAGGGCATTAAGAGGTATATTCCAAGGAGCTTCTGAAGCAGAGAGAAATAAACTAATAGAAAAATATTCTAACCGTCCATTTAAAGGGTTAGTGTAGTGTATTCGTGGCGACCTGAACCTTCATCATCGCCTCGGTCAATTTACACTATAAACAATGAACGATACAGAAGTTATCGCATTACAACCCCCTATTGAATATACCATGAACGAGAACGCAGAA